TAAAATCCCCACATAACCTTTATAAACCTACACTCACTCAAATAAATAACCCAACCCCTTGACAACAATCACAAGGCATCTTAGGATACTCACATACACATCAGGAGCACCACTTATGTCAGTTGCGTATCATCAAGCACAGAAGCAACGTTATAGAGTCACTCTGGAATTGGACGTGATGAGTGATTTTGATCCGCATCAATTGAACTGGGAGAAACTCTTTAAGTTGGAACCTGCTGAACACTGTGAGGCATATGTTGAGGACTTAAGTACACCTGACCGTTGGTGAGTTGAAGATCAAAGTAACATAAATAAACTCATAAGATACTGTTATTCAAGACAGAATCTATAGCACAATTCTATACCAAGAGAGCACAACAGACAGTTTACCTGGTGAGATAAGTCTTTCGCATTGGATACATAGAACTCCCTGCTAGATTCAGTTCTAAAAATATCATAATCTTATGAGTTTCGTTATCACAGACATCAGAAGTTTATCACAGAGATTCTTCATTCGTCGCACAATCTAACCGAAGACATCAGTAACTCGTTTCTTAAAAGCATATAAGAATTGAGTGTTTTTTGCTGTCTTAAATTATACGATGGACAATATCTGTAGTGGCACATAACATTCCCAAATGCACTTGAGAGGTGTTATTGTATTCATGTGGTTGAGGATTCTCTACACTCACCTCCCACACAAATTATCATGAACCTGTCACTTTCCTATCTGTCTTCTTTTGAAACTGCCGCAGAAGTGATTCAAACAGTGATCACATACGGCACCAAAGTGTATGCAATCGGTTCTGAAATCTTCACCGTTTCTGCATTGCTTTGGGTGCTCAATTTCCTGGCAAATATGATTGAGAAGACGTACAATGCTGGTTTGATTGTTGGTAAGTTCTATCGGACTTATCTACACTCACATTGCAAATCTGCAGTTCTTTCTATCATCGCAATGTCTGTTTTGCTGTCAATTCTGTTCATTCAAGGTTGTGAGAAAGTCTATCACAATCGTCAACAGATTCTCTCCAATTTGAATGACTTTCGCAATGCAATCGGTCGTCAGTTCGTTTATAGTGTGGACAATATCTGAACTGGCACAATCAATGAGCACAGAGTTCTGTTTGGTGTATTCTATAGAAGTTGAGAGACACACCTCCAAATGAGCAACACTCAAACCAAAATAGACTACAACCTGATCAAAGAACAAATCGGCACTGTTGTGACTGATGGTTACTGGAATTATGTTGTTTCTGATTATAAACTTGGTTGTGATGCTTATTATCTTTTTTGCAAAAGTCGTCAGACATTTTATTACACTGACTACAATGCTTTCAATGCACTTTACACTCAAGTTTCCGATTGATTGTTGATACGATGTGCCAATAAATGAACTGGCACAATCAATGAGCACAGCACTCAAAATCTGNTATTCTACTCTTGTTGGTGAGGGATTCATCAACACAAACCCCCCAACACTTTTCCTCCAATGACTGCATCCTACCAACGCAATCTGCTCTCCACTGAGTATAACGGTTGGGAGAATTATGAGACCTGGAATGTTGCTCTCTGGATCAACAATGAAGAAGGTTTGTATCACCTTGCTGCTGAGTGTGGTGATTATGAAACNCTTGTAAATCGTCTCTATGATGAGTATGGAGTGAGTGAAACTAAGGACGGTGTGAAGTTTGCCGACCCCAAAGTTAANGTNNTTCAACTTAACTCAGACGTGTTTGATTTCTAAGTTTCATTTACACTGACCCAACGGGAATGAGGGGTCATTAAATATACTCATTCCCAGCACACAGTTCACCTTACTTTCCTTCGTGATTATGAACCGTTCAGTGATTCTTTCTCTTCTGGCACAAGGTAACAACGGAAACGAGATTCTTTCCATTCTGGATACAATCGTTGCCGACGTTGAGAGTGATCGTGAGGAGGCAGAAGTAGAGTTCTGATTGTCAGTAACTGGTGAGGGTGCTGAGTGTTAATCAGTGCCCTCACCTTTCGTTTATAGTATGTGGAAAATGTGTTAAGTGATTATAATCAGTGTGCAATCGTGATTGATTCGTGATAGTTATCAGCAGTGTTTGCGATTTATTGTTGATTGTTTATATCGGGCGTTGTTATTAAGCCCCCCCCCCTTATTAAAAAAGGCAAACTACCCTAACCTACAGAGGTGACAAATCGACCTCTAAATATCACTCTAATAAAAAATTTCCGGAGCAAAAAATGGGAGTCAAATGGATTCACAAAAATGGATACTCAAGACCAGACAAGAGGACTCTTAAAAAAGGTGGCAAAAAGAAATAAACCCCCATATTGGAATTTCTGGAAGGTTATTCTTGCAGGATGGATGATTCGGTATCCAAAGACAATGGCAAAGGTAGTGTTAATACCACTTACTTTTTTAATTGTGCTCATATATAATGCAGTAACAAAATAAGATTTGTTACAAAAAATTTTCGGAGATATTTTTGTATGGAAAAGATCTATCACATATATGCAAAAGATAGATGTTTGTTTCATTCAGTTAAAGAAGAAGATTTCCAAACAACGTGGAGCACCCTTAATAATATGGTTGGTATTATGAAAACTGACTATGTTATTGAAGATTTGTCATATGAGGAACTGCTGATTAATAAAGAAGCAGCACTCAATTCTTCACATTGACAAGTCATATATACAGTGTTAAAATTTGAACTGAAGGTTATTTTAAACTTATGGCAAAAGGATTTACAGTAAAAGCTTCTGCACCAAAATCTCAAAAACAAGAATGGGATATTGATTCAATTAAAGAAAGAATGAAAGGAAAGTCAATTGTCTTTTGTCTTCCTGGCAGAGGATGTTCTTTTATTTTCTTAAAAGCATTTGTACAACTATGCTTTGATCTAGTACAAAATGGAATGAGTATTCAAATTTCTCAAGATTACTCATCGATGGTTAACTTTGCACGGTGCAAATGCCTTGGTGCAAATGTACTTCGTGGACCAAAACAACTTCCTTGGGATGGAAAACTTGAGTATGATTATCAACTTTGGATTGATAGTGATATTGTTTTTGATTCTAACAAGTTCTGGCAACTTTGTGATCTTGCTCTCTCAGAAGATGGCACAGAAAGAGAAGTAGTTGCTGGGTGGTATGCTACTGAAGATGGTCACACAACTTCTGTCGCACATTGGTTAGAAGAGGATGATTTCCGTAAGAATGGTGGAGTTATGAATCACGAAACCGTAGAATCAATTTCGAAACGTAAAAAACCTTTTACTGTTGATTATACTGGGTTTGGTTGGGTTCTGATTAAGAAAGGTGTCTTCGAGAATCTTGAGTATCCTTGGTTTGCACCTAAAATGCAAGTCTTTGAATCTGGTAATGTTCAAGACATGTGCGGAGAAGATGTCTCATTCTGTCTTGATGCAAAAGAAGCAGGTTTTGAAATCTGGTGCGATCCTCGTATTCGTGTAGGACACGAAAAAACTCGTATTATCTGATGAAAAGATATAACATACTTTATCAAGGTCGTAAAATTTATATGAATCTCACTGCAGAAGAATGTAGTGAGATTCTTCAAGACTTCTCCGAAAAGTTTTATGATGGAGAGGAAATACGTCCAGAATTAATTGAAATGGAGGAAATTTAATGGCAAATCGTAAAAGTCTGAGTGGCTCAGCACAAATTGAGTCTCATCCAAAAAATACTCGGCAGGGACTCGGGAAGAATACAAAGTATGCTGCAACTAGCAGAAATAAAGCAAAAAAACCCTATAGAGGACAAGGTAAATAATTTTAAAACACTTAGAGTAACCTCTAGGTGTTTTTTTTATATAACTAGTTACCGGAAGCGCCGTCGTTTCTCGTTTTGAAGGAAATCAAAACCCGAAAAAACCAAAACAGAAAAAATTTCCGAATGTCTTACTTAAATCATAATCTTCCAACGATTACTTGCTATATTCGCAATGAATTTCTCTACAATCATAAAAAAGGGCACGGAGAGGTAACTTTGTGCGATGTACACTCTGTAGCATCCTTAGAGAAGCACGTACCCCTCTTTGAGTCGTTTTTAGAAAATGGAGTCAACTGGACAAGAAGACCGATTCATGCATTTTGTTGGAAACCTGATGCACCAGTTCCTGAATTAGAAGAGTGTATGTGGTGGGATTGCTTTTCTCCTTATATTGATGTTCAAGTACGTTCAAGATTGTCTAATTTACGTGCCGAACTAATCAATTATAAGGGAAAGAAGAATGAAGGAACCTATATGTTTACTCTTGATTGGTCATGGGAATCAAAATCAACACTGAATACTAACTTTAGTGAAACTCCAGAGCACAAATGTGCCCATTTTTTCAAAATGGACAATGGAAACTTCTATGCATATCCTAATAACAAGATATTATGGTATGACGATGCATGGACTCGCAACAGAATTACTAAAAATCCGGGGTATGAAATCGACTCGACTGAATATTCTGTCGAAAATCGTCGTAAAATTGAAACATCTGACGATTTTATGTACGAAATTAAGAACATTCGGGATAGCAACCCCGTAAAAAGTTCTGATCTAACAAATCAGGAGCAAAACAATGACTAAACACATCGATAAAGACCAAAATTTTATGAAAAATGAATGGGGAACTAAATTTTTGGCAACAGAATATGGTTGGGAAGAAAAAATTTTGAACCAAAAAATGCTTCGTGAAATCAACAATGATGACATTACACCCAAAAAACACGATTTCTTTCATCAGAACGAAATTCACGAAAAAATTAGAAATGATGACGATTATGACGATTGGAATTATGGAACAGAACCCATTTATGGATCCATAAAAGGGTAATAAATAAGATAGAATTATAATATTAAATGCCTTTAGAAAGGGTTAATCAAGGGTTTAAAGATATTAGTATGTCATTTCAGGTTAGTCCCCTGAATAGTGACTTGATTGCCCTTAAAAACGAAACTGCTATTTCTCGTTCAATTCGAAATATTGTATTTACAATTCCTGGAGAGAAATTTTTTAATGAAAATTTTGGTTCAAATATCTCTAGAACACTCTTCGAGAATATCGATGATATTTCTGCATCAATGATTGTCGATGAAATTAAACAATCCATACAAAATTATGAACCGAGAGTTCAATTGATTGATGTACAAGCATATCCAAACTATGATAATAACTCTTTCGATGTGAAAATAGTATACAATATTATTGGAGCAGATGTTCCTACACAACAATTACAATTTGTATTGCAACCAACTAGGTAAATGCCATTAGTAAATTTTACGAATCTGGATTTTGACCAGATTAAAACCACACTTAGAGATTACCTCAAAGCAAATTCAAATTTCACAGATTATGACTTTGAGGGGTCTAATCTTTCGACTATTCTTGATGTGTTGGCATATAATACCTATATTACCTCATATAATGCAAATATGGTTGCAAATGAGGTATTCATCGATAGTGCAACACTTAGAGAAAATGTTGTTGCACTTGCAAGAAATATTGGATATATACCCCGTTCAAAAAAAGCAGCAAGAGCAACAATAAGTTTTTTTGTAGATTGTTCAGATATTAAACCAACTCCAGTATCATTAACTCTCAAAAAAGGCCCTGTAGCGAGTACCTCCGGAACTTTTGGAAATCAGTCTTTTGTTTTTTCGATTTGGGATGATGTTACAGTTCCTGTTTTTGATAATATTGCATCATTCAATGATATTCCAATTTATGAAGGAACGTTGCTAACATCTAATTTCACATATACCTCCAGAAATCCGAATCAAAAAATTATATTACCTAACATAGGAATTGATACAGATTTAATTTCTGTAATCNTAAAAAATAATCAACAGTCATCAGTTTCTNTAAAATATAATCGTCAAGATAGTCTTTTTGAAATAGATAAAGAATCTGAGATTTATTTTTTGCAAGAAATTGAAGATGAAAGATATGAACTAATTTTTGGAGATAATGTTTTTGGGAAGGCCCTCCAAGACGGAAATTATATAGAAGTATCTTATATTGTTACAAATGGTGATTCTGCAAATGGAGTTGGACAGTTTTCTTACTCGGGAAGATTAACATATACAAGAAACTCTACAGAATATACGGTTACATCTGGAGTATCTCTTTTAACTACTGGGTTAGTTGCTTCTGGTGGAGAAAATATTGAATCTGTAGAATCTATTAAAAAATATGCACCAAGAATATATTCTTCCCAAAACAGAGCAGTAACTGCAAATGACTATGAAACTTTAATACCATCAAAAATTTATCCAGAAACAGAATCTATATCTGTTTTTGGTGGTGAAGAATTAATTCCTCCACAGTATGGAAAAGTTTTTATTAGTATTAAACCGAGAAGTGGGGATTTTCTATCAAATTTAGTTAAAGAAAATATTAAACTTAAACTCAAAAAATATGCCGTAGCTGGTATTATTCCTGAAATTTTGGATTTAAAATATCTTTATATTGAAATCGATTCAAAAATTTATTATAACACAAATCTTGCTCCTAGTGCATCTTATGTTTCTAACATTGTACAATCAAATACAAATAAGTATGCAGAATCGACAGAATTAAACAAATATGGTGCTAGATTTAAATATAGTAAATTTTTAAAGATTATTGACGAAAGTCACGAATCTGTAACTTCAAATATTACAAATATTCAAATTAGAAGAGACTTGGGAGTTTCTTTGAATAGTTTTGCTGAATATTCAATTGGATTTGGGAATGAATTTCATATTAATAGTATGAGTGGATATAATATAAAATCCACAGCATTCAGAGTAAGTGGAATTTCTCAAGATGTTTACCTATCAGATATTCCAAATACAAATAGAACCACTGGTTCAATCTTTTTATTTAATGTTCCAAATATGTCCTCGACTACACCAACAATTTTGAGGAGAAATGCTGGAACAATTAATTACACATCTGGGATTATTACTCTCAATCCCATTATTATTACTTCAGCAAAACAAAAAAATGGGCAACCTGTTATTGAGATATCAGTAACACCAAAATCAAATGACGTTATAGGATTGCAGGATTTATATTTGCAACTAGATATTAGTAAGAGTAATTTTGAAATGGTAGTGGATGAAATTTCATCAGGATTAGATCCATCAGCATCAAATTACATTGTTTCATCAAGTTACACAAACAACGGGAATTTAGTAAGATCATAAACAAATGACAGAAAAGAGAGTTCAGTTCAGCAACATTGTTAAAAATCAACTTCCTTCTTATGTCAGAGAAGAGTTTCCATTAATATCAGAATTTCTTTCGCAATATTATATTTCGCAGGAATTTACAAGTGCTCCTGTTGATCTCATCCAAAACATAGATCAATATGTAAAAGTAGATAACTTAACAAATAGTACAGATTACGCCTTTCTTTCATCTACTATTTCAGATATCGATACAACTATTCCAATAGATTTGGGATTAAACAAAGAGGGAACATCAAACTTTCCAAAATCTTATGGGTTAATTCAAATTGATGACGAAATAATTACATATACAGGAATTACGACCAGTTCTTTTACAGGATGTGTAAGAGGATTTAGTGGAATAACCTCTTACACGACACAAAATATTCCAGATCAGTTAACATTTAAATCCACTGAATCAGCAACACATTCTAAAGGAACCAAAATTATCAATTTAAGTTCTTTATTTCTTAAAGAATTTTTATCTAAAATAAAATATCAACTTTCTCCTGGATTTGAAGATAGATCTTTATACACTGAATTGGATCAATCAATATTTTTAAAACAAATTAAAGATTTTTATCAGAGCAAAGGAACAGATGAATCTTTTAAAATTTTATTTAAAGTTTTATATGGAAAGGAAGTTAAGGTTATTAACCCAAAAGAAAATCTTTTCAGGCCATCAGATGCTCATTATAGACTAACTAATGATATAGTTGTTGAAAGTATTTTTGGCGATCCTTCAGATTTAACAAATCAAACTTTGTATCAGAATGACTATTTGAATATATCATATGCTCGCAGTCCAATAACTTATGTTGAAAAAATAATTTCAGGAATTGGTAATACTTATTATAAATTAAGTTTGGATTCTGGATATAATAGAGATTTGATTGCTAATGGTGCAACTATTGGAAAATTCACTGTTCATCCCACAACAAAAATAGTTGGTCCTGTTTCCTCTGGTGCAACTGTTTTTGATGTTGATTCTACAGTAGGATTCCCAATAAATGGAGAATTGTTGGTAAACTATGGAGATCAAACTACAGGTGTTGTTACTTACAGTTCAAAATCTTTAACACAATTTTTTGGTTGTTCGGGAGTAACTAAAACTATTCCAGATTTTGCATCAATTGGGATTAATACATATGCTCATGCATATAATACAGACGGATCTTTGGTAAAATTAAGAGTAACTTCTGTTTTAAACTCTACAGAAATTTTAGGAAATACGAGATATCATTACAAAAATGACACTTCTGTAATTAGGACTTTGGGAGTAAATTCTAATGATGTTTATTCTAAAGATTGGTTCTTTAATATTCCAATATCATATAATGTAAAATCAATTCTTTCTCGTGGAACAGGTGATACTTATAATATAACTACAGAAAATAAAAATATATTTAAAATAGGAGATGAAATTAGTATAATTTCAAGTTCTGGATCAAAAATACTTTCGACAATTATTGATCTAATTTCAAGTTCTACTTTTACGATAAAGGGTCAAGGTATTATAGATCTATCAGATAGATATACAATTAAAAAAAATATCTCAAAAACAAATTCAACGTATTTTTCTAACATTTCAAAAATAAATTCAAATACACAGAATGTGTATAAATTGGGAGAAAAAACATTAATCACATCTCCATCCATACCATCATATTATAAACAAACACTAGATGCTACTGACAGATCTATTGTTTTTTCTGGAACATTTTCTGGAAATGTTTTTACCATAACATCAAATTGGGATCATGGTTTTTATACTGGAGATTGCATTTATTATACTCCAGAAGTAATTTACGCACAAAGTACGGATTCTGAAGGAATTACTTCTACAATAAAAACTACTAAAAGTTTCTTGTTTGAT